ACGAGGAGGAACGTAGGCGTAGGCGTCTGCTGGAGATGCTGCTACTCATGCGGCAGGGTGGTGGCGGTGGCGATCGACTACCTGGAGGCTTCTCCAGTCAGTCAGGTTCGCTGTTGCAGGCGTTACAGCTGATGAGGGGGTTGTGAAGTTCTTCTTCTACAGCGTGAAGGGCTTCTCGTTGTCGCTCGCACAGCGTGTGCAGGCGGAAGGCAATGAGGTGCTCTTCTACCAACAGGACCGCAACCCCAAGAGCAAGGGGCGCGTGGGTAAGGGCCTCGTACCGCTCGCGGACAGGGTACGTATTGACCGCGACGCCGTCGTTGTGTTCGACTTCACCGGCGCGGGTAAGCGCGCTGATGAGTTGCGGAAGAGCGGCTACGCCGTTGTGGGCGGCGGGACGTTCAACGACGCGCTGGAGCACAACAGGCTGTTCGCCACACAGCTGATGAAGGCCGCGGGCATCAAGGTGCCGCTCACGGTGGGTTTCCGCAGTATTCAGGAGGGCATCGACTTCGTCGAGCATCACCCCAAACCGTTGGTGTTCAAACCCAGCGGCGAGTTTCCGTCCGCGCTCACCATCGTTGCTGATGATAACGCTGAGCTGGCGAAAGAGATGGAGCGCGTGCAAAGGCTCGAAGGCGACGCCATTGACTTCGAGCTGCAGGAGCGTGTTGAAGGCATCGAGGTCAGCGTGGAAGGTTGGTTTAACGGTCAGGAGTGGATACATCACAGCATCAATAGCACGCTGGAGGAGAAACGCTTCCTCACAGGGTCGTTGGGCCCCAACACGGGGTGCATGGGCAACGTGGTGTTCTTCTACCGACACGCACGTCCCCGCATTGCGAAGGAGACGCTGTTCAGGCTGACGCCGTTTTTGCGCAAGGTGGGCTACGTAGGTCCGCTCGATATCAACACAAAGGGTGGGTACGCGTTGGAATTTACCCCACGCTTTGGTTACGACGCCATTCAGACGATGGTGGAGTTGCAGAAGCAAGACGTAGGTAAGATGTTGAGCGACGTTGCGCGCGGCCAAGTGCGTGCGTGGCACCCGTCGTTCGAATTCGCCATTGGCGTGACGATGACTATTCCGCCGTTTCCGAACGACAACGTGGATGAGTTGGCGAAGTCGCAGGGCACGCCTATTCGTATGCCCGACGCGTTGTTGAAGCGCTTCCACCTAGGTGACGCTATGTTGAATGATGAGGGCGAGTTGGTAACAGCGGGCAACGACGGTGTGGTGGGCGTAATGACCGCTGTGTCTCAGACAGTGACGGAGGCACGTAGGGTGGTGTACCAGCGCGTCCGGGAGGTGAAAGTGCCCGACGTGCAGTACCGCTTGGACATTGGGGAGCGCGCGGTGCGTGAGATCCCCGAGCTGCTGAGGAGCGTGGGAGATGGCGACTAGGAACGCAACGTTCAGGCTGCTAGCGAACAACGTGTTGTTGGTTGAGTGGACCGGGTTGCTCAACGGCGACAACGGGGACGGCGTACAGCTGCCGTGGGCGGGTGACAAAACGGTGCACGTGTTCGGTACCTTCGGCGTTGGTGGGTCGATTACCCTCAAGGGTACAAACAGAGACACGATCTCACCAGCTTCGGACCCAGCGCTCACGGACCCCCAGGGCAACGCCATCACGAAGACGAGCGAGGCCATCGAGGCTGTGCTCGAGAACCCGCTGTTGCTGTATCCGTACGTTGCTGCGGGCGACGCTTCGACCAACCTAACATGCCGCGTGGTGGCGAAGCCTCAGTTCAGGCCGTAGGAGGTTGAGATGGATGTCAATGAGATGATCAACGTGTTTGAGCAGTGCGCGAATCGCTACCGCGTCTTTGAGCGCGCGTACGAGGCGGCGAAGGAGCTCGCTGCGAAGATGGCAACAGCGTCGGACCTCGAGCTGAAGGCAGTGCAGCTTCGCCAAGAGGTCAGCGAGCTTGAGCGTCAGCGTAGCGTGGCGTTGAGCCAGCTCGAGGACACGCGCCTCCAGATCCAACGCGACGTTGAGAGGATTAAGGAGGAGGCGAACGCCCAAATCGCCGCTGCGCGCAAAGCTGCTGAGGACGCGGAGAAAGACGCGAAGCTTAAGATCATCACGGCGTACGCGAGGGTTGAGGCTGCGCAGAAGGATGCGGACGAACGCATTAAGCGACTCGAGAGCGCACACCTCGACCTCGAGGCTAAGGTCAAGGAGCTCCGCCGGGAGGCCGCGAGGCTGGCGGAGCTGGCATCTAGGGTGGGAGAGTGACGTATGGCGAACTTCGTCTTCAACATCGCGAAGGGCGCGGTGGCGGAGAAGGTCCGCGACGCCGCAAGCAACCTCGGCGTTCTCATCTTGCGGACCGATGGGCTGGGCTCCGACGCAACGCTTATGGACCAGCCCACCGTGGCGGCGCTGCTGTCGGTCGCGTCGGAACCAACCAACACTGGATACTCTCGGAAGACCGGTATTACCGGGACGGTGACGGTGGACAACACGAACGACCGTGTGAACGTGTCTATCCCGAACCAAACGTGGACAGCCGTCGGCGCCGGCGATGCGTGGGCCAAACTCGTTGTGTTCTACGAGGAGGGCGCGTCTGACGCCAACCGCATCCCACTAACCGGACACGATTTTGCCGTCACGCCGGACGGCAGCGACATCACCGCGGCCTTCCCGGCGACGGGCTTCTACCAGGCGTCCTAACGAGGAGGTAATTCATGGCCACCTTCAAGTGGCTTGCTCCCGACACCCTTACCACAGCGCTCAGTACCGAGCTGAACGGACTAGCCAACAACGCGTACTCGTCGCTCAGCGCGACGATTGACAACGAGACCGGGTTGTTCCAGTACATTGACCTTGAGTTGGTCCTTGCTGCGCAGGGTGCCGCACGATCGTCTGGGGCGTGGGTCGGCGTCTACATTGCCGCGGCGGTCGATCCGACGCCGACGTTCCCCGATACCTCGAACGACGCGTTCGCGGAACCCCTGGCGGCGTTTCAGCTGGACGCGGCGACGACCGCGCGACGGCTGACCAAGACGAACATTGTGATCCCGCCGCTCAAGTTCAGGCTGTACGTGAAGAACAACACCGGTCAGGCCTTCGCGGCCACGGGGAACACGCTCAAGTACCGCCGTCACGCCGAGCAGAGCGTATAAGCCTTGCCGACGATCCTGCGTTCGCCAGTCTGGCCCGATCCACGGATCAAGCCTCCTCACGGAGCCGTTGAGATCGACTGGTCGCACCCGCTGGCCGTCGCGCCGACCGCGGGTCTCTCAACGGAGCCGGCTCGGCTCACCGCCTGCCTGCTGTTTAACACGTCGGGCGGTGTTCTCTATGACCTGGTTGGCCGCAGGGTCGCCAACCGCTCCGTATCGATGGCCGAACAGCGAGCCTCCGCCGTCGGCCCGGTGTACCAGAAGACCGTCGCGGATGCGCAGAGTGCCACGTACGACTTCGGTGGTGATGCCTTCGGGAACACCACGACATCGGTGTCGGCATTCTGGATCATGCGGGAGTCTGATACAAGCGCTCGCGCCGTGCTCCGCGCTGGCGGCGCGAATACGCGCAACGTTATGTGGGGGACGTACAACGACGCTGGGCACCGCGTCAGATACACGTTGGTTGGCATCTGGGACATGACGTCCCCGTTCACCATCGGCACGGGCGCCTGGTTCGCCATGGGGGCCTCGGCCAACATTCCCTGGAACACGGTTCACTGGGTCGCACGAAACCTAGAGACTGGGGCGATCTTGTCCGGCAGCACGATGCACGTTGGCAGCAGCCCCGCTACTGGCGGTACGTCGGCGGCACTGATCCCGGACGGGACCGCGGTGTCGGTTGGGTATGTCTGGCGGGGCATGCTGACCCTTGAGAGTTTGTTGTGGTTGGCGCACGAGCCCTACGCCTTCCTCCTCCCCGTCATCCGTCGCCGGTGGTTCGTGCCAACCGGCGCGCAGGAGATACCCGTCGGACAGGCGACCGAAAGCAACGCTGCCCAGCCCGTCGCCCGCGCTAAGTCGCGGACCGCCGCACAGGCCGCTGAAACTGACCTAGCACAAGTCGTGTCGAGGCGTAAGGCGCGGTCCGTCGTGCTCGCTACCGAGGCTGACTTAGCACAAGCCATCGCACGCCTGAAGCGGCGGTCCGTTGCGCAGGCGCTCGAAACTGACCTATCGCAAGCCATTACGCGGGTTAAGTCGCTGCTCGCTGCGCAAACCACCGAGGCTGACTTGGCGCAGGCCGTTGCGCGGCTTAAGACGTTGCTCACTGCACCAGCGAGCGAGCTCGACTTCGCGAGCGTCGTCGTACGAGGCATCATACGGGACGTCTTTCAGGCCACCGAGGTTGACCTCGCACAGGTCGTTACGTGGACCAAGATGAAGTCCGCCATGACGGCCGTCGAGATCGACGTTGCGGCGGCCGTCGAGGGAGGAGCACCCCCGCCGGGAGGGTATACCCCAACGTTCAGGAGAAGGAGGAGGTAACATGGAGGGTAAGAAGTGGTACCAGAGCAAGACGGTGTGGACCAACATCACCGCGATCGTAGCCGCGCTGAGCGCGTACTTCACAGGCCAAGCGGACCTCAGCACAACGGTCACCGCGGTGGTCCTCTCGATCGTCAACATCGGACTGAGGCTGATCAGTGGTGAGCCAATTACTGGGTGAGATCCTCGCACGAGTCGCCGTGGAGGTGCTGAAATGGTGGGGTGAACGCCAAGCTATCCGCAACGAGGTGCGGGCGAAGTTGGCGTTGGAGGCCAGCGAGCTGGCGCGGAAGGCGTTGGAGTGGAAAGCCAATCATCCCGTGGTTCTGGGGCCTGATCCTCTTAGCGACTTCCGCGTGCAGCCAGGCGGTAAGCGCGTATCGACCGACCGTACCTGAGCGGCCACCGCTTCGCTACGCACCGGACATTGTCAACTGCGGTGACCTGCGGTGTGTGCTCATCGAGCTGGAGGACTGGCAAAGCATCCGCTACTGGTTCCTCACCCTTGAGCGTGAGCTCAAGGCGGCCTGTCTCGCCGCGGGAGGATCGCCAAGTGAGTGTCGAACGGAGAGCGAAAAGTGAGCGTTGAGGCGATCGTAGGAGCCGTCCTCGTCCCCATGATCCTGTTCATCGCGGGCGTGACGTGGAGGATGCGGTCCAACGACATGCACGAAATCCGCGAGAGGCTCACGAGGATTGAGGACAAGTTGGACGACCACCTGAGGTGGCACCTTGATCACGACAGGAGTTGAGTGGGATCGCGTGCGCCACTTCAAACGCGAGGAGTGGGTTAAGGACCCAGATCGGGTTGCGCCCGACGTTGTGTACCTCATGGACGAGATGCGTGACGCCGCCGGTGTGCCCATCGTCATCCACGTTGCTTGGGACAACGATGGACACGTCGCGGGCAGCTCACACTACGGTGAGGTCGCTACGGGGGTAGACTTCCACTTCGTGGGTTGGTCGTTGTTGGAGCAGTGGTTGTTCGCTGAGCGCTTTCCGTGGAGTGGCATCGGTATCTACCCCTACTGGAACAACCCAGGGCTGCACGTCGATCTGCGGCGATTGGGTCGAGACCACCCGAACCTAGGCAAGAGGTGGTGGCGCGATCAGCGGGGTAGGTACTTACCCATCGACCGCACGTTGCTCGCCATCCTCCTCGGTTAGCTCGTAGATGTGCGACTGAGGAGTGATGCGTTGGCGCACTACTCTCGACTCTATCAGCGTACGCATGGCGTTGGCGAACTGCGGTGCGTTCATGAAGAAGATCAGCCTGCGCAGCAAGTCACCGTGCTCCATCCTCCCGCCGTGTGCACGCAACGTGCGTACAATGCGCTCCTGATCCTGCCCGATTGGGCGCATACCCAGCCAGCGGAACGTCAGCAGCATTTCATTCTCAAGGAACACCAACGCGCGCGATGCACGTAGCAACTGTTCCTCATCCACCTCGCGCTTGCCCTCTGACAGCGCGAGGATCATCGCGAGGCGCAGGAGGTGATCGGGCTTACGCTCATGGTAACCCGCCATCTTCTCATCCTCGGGTACGTCCTTGCGCGAGGCGGCGTACCACATAACGTACCACTCATAACCGCGCTGTGTTAGCTTCACCTCACCGCTCAACGCGAGCAGTCGTCTCAGGTCATCAACCAGCGCGGCTGGGTCTGATGGTGGTTCGGGTATAGGATAACATCGCTCAGTGTTCTCCTGCACGACGAATAGTAGGCGGGACATGAACCCACCACCGAAGGCGTCCTGCGGTATCGCTGTAATCAGCCAATCGGGCGTTGACGCCCCCAGCATCGTGATCGTCACGTTCCTAAGCTTGATCTCACCCCGTCCCCTCGTCTTGTACGTCCACTCATCCGGGCTGTCGAACAGCGACGTCAACAACGCGATCATGCCCTCGTTGTACTTCTGCTTGCCCAGCAGTACCGCGAGTTCCGGCGCGGCCAACACCGCGATGCTGTCGCGCTTAGCGAGGTACTTACCATCATCAACCTGCGGCTCAACGTCGAGTGCGTCCACGAGGGCTTCGGGTGTAGTTTTGTCCGACACGACGTTCACGTTGCCCAACGCACGTAGTATCTGCAACCCGAGGTTGATTGCGGACGTTTTGCGTACACGCCCCGTTGGGCCCACGAGGAGGATCTGCAGGTTGGGGTACAGCTTGTAGTAGCCCTTGCTGAAGTACACGTTACGCCCAAACGCTGCGCCCAGCACCGCGCATCCGACGAAGAAGTGGAACGGCGCTGGTGCTTCACTCCCCAGTGTCCACTCGTAGTACTTGCGGATCCACCCCCGCGGTGGTACGTGCTGCTCAAACGGCTCTCTGACACGCAAAGTGAAGCCTCTCCCTCAACGCTGCGATGTTGGCACGCGCGAGTGCAACGTCCAGCTCACCGAACATGTCGAGCTTTGGCAGGACGGGTGGGATGTCCTGCAACGGCATACCGTACTGTGCGAGGCGTAGCGGTTTACCCGTATCCAGCGACTCGTCTACCCCCAGTGCGGGCAAGCTGCTGAGCCTGTCGTAGCTGAGGTAGTGATACCGCGCCGCGCGGGGGTCTTTCTTAACCTCGACACCCATACGCGCCAGCCTGTATGGGATGCACAGGGTATGACACCCCTTCTCGATAAGAGCGTCGTGGCAACGTTGTGCTTCCTCAGCTGTACTGCCCTGCACCACACCCCACGTACGTTCGAGACCCCACCGGCGACGTGCGCTGTCATAACCCGCGAGCGTGGCTTCCGCGTTGTACAACACGTCAGGCGCGATGATCGCATCCGCGTCGCACAGCCACGCCGCTCGCTCGAGCTCCTCGATGGGCATCGGTCTACCCAACTCATGCACACCGTTGTCCATCACAACGGTCTTGTTTGTCCTGCGCATGAACTCCGCGTACGTCGGGCTTTGCAGCACGACATGCGCAAGCGCGAAGTGGTAGTCGCACATGTCGTCGAGCTCGTGTAGGTGCTTCACGGGGATTTGAAAGCTTAGAAGCATGTCGTTGTGCACCCCCCTCCGTAGCAGCACGTGGTGCAGATCACCGTCCGTCCGTCGGGCAGAAAGATCGTGTGCGTTGTGCACGCAGCGTCCGCCCGACTCGCGAGCGCTAACACCAACAGTAGTGCTCCGACGATAAGCCTCATAGCTGACCTCCTTTCACCTTCGCGTCTTCCTCCGCGCGCTTGTCGTACCACCACTCATGCACGTCGCAGTCGAAGGGCATTACAAGGCCGGGGAGGTACTCACGCGATACTAGCGCTTTGTAGTGCTGTACGTCGAAGCTGGGGTCCACGACCATCAACAGTGCGTCGTGCATGTCGGCGACGACAGCACACTCGTCCTCTGAGTACGTCGTCTCCGTAAGGATGTGCGCCCTCATCGTAATGTCGTGCAACGTGCTTTGAGGGATAAAGGCGTACGCCTCACGTTCCTTATCATCCGCGCTCCCCTCGCTGAAGTAGCGCCTGCGCCCGAATGGGTTCCTCAGCCAACCATGCGTGAGCGCGAAGCGCGCCGTCTCGATCTTCCACATCACGATGCGTTTGTACGTGTCGTTGAGTTGTTTGAGGATTTCTTCAGCGTACGAGTGAGGTACGCCGTACTGTTCCTCAATGCTGTCCGCACCTCGTCCGTACAACCACCCGTACGTGGTGAACTTGGCGTAGAACTTACGCATTGGGGTGACTTCCTCGGGTTCGCACCGGAAGATGAGGCACGCGTTGGCTACGTGGATGCCGAGTGGGCTGTCCGCTACTTCCTTCGCCTTCCTATCATCCGCGCACCACGCGGCGATACGGAACTCACCCTGCTGTGCGTCCGCGTACGCAATCAGCTTGCCGGGTTGGCGTACGACGTGGCGTACGCGTGGCGGAAGTGTGTGGAACCAACACGAGTAGCGACCCGTCTCCGTACCATGTATGCGCCAGTCGAGGTACAACCTCCCGTTGTGTACGAGGTCGGGGCGGAAGTACTTTGATAGGTCGTTGGCTGGCCTGCGATACGCTAGGATGAGGCGTGGCGCCTCGTGCAGCTTGGCGAGCGCAACGAGGGCGTCGTCATCACACGTCAACACGCGGACTTTGCCCTTACGCCTATACTGCTTCGGTAGCTGCAGTTTGTCGTACAGCAGGTCAGCGCAGTCCTTGAAGCTGCGGGGGTTGAAGAACTTATTACCGCTGATCTCGCGCAGTCGTGCGAGGGGTTCCTCCAACTGTGTGCGTAACTGCTGCGCAGCCTCAGCCACGAGTTGTGCGTCGACAGGGACGCCGCGGAGGGACATTTTACGCACGTAGTGCGCGGCAGTCATCACTGTGCGGAACAGCTCCCACATTCCCTCCTTGATGAGCTCCTGCTTTGCGCGTCGCCACGCCTGCAGCGTGACGTCCGCGTCCTTGCAGGCGTACACGTGGCGATTCGTGTCGATCTCATCCTTGTAGTACGGGTAGCGTACCCAGTGGCTGTTGATGAAGCCCAAGTCATGCGGAGCGGGGGACTCGAGGAGATGATGAGCGAGCATCACGTCAGCGTGCACGGTGATGAGCGGAGCTCCCAGCTCCGCGAGACGCAGGCTGTCGAACATGACGATGTTCTGCCCCACCCACAAGATGTCAGGTCGCTTGAGGAGGCGCAGCAGCGGCACGAGGTAGTGCTCTTCGAGGTCGATGCACACCGCGGTGTGTGGCTCCGCGCTGAGGGCCACTTGCGTGATGACGGAGAAGTCCGTCGACGTCTCGAGGTCGAGGCTGACTTCACCTTGTACGTTACGCGTCCACTCATCAAACCACTGAGGTGACGGGTTGATGGTGTAGTTGAGTTGAGGCTGCTTATAGCGCTTACCTTCGTGCGCGGCGAAGCGGATGTCGCCAACGCAGAAGCGCCACAGCTTCTGCTCCCGCATGATGAACGCGGGGTGTAGTGTGGGCACTACGTTGATGCCCTCCCACTCGAAGCAGGATCCTCGCCAGTTATGGATACCCTCTTTGCCGAAGACACCAAGTGCAGTTTCTCCGAGGGCCACCACAACTCGAGGATGTACGGCACGGATTCGCCGCCGTACGGATTCATGTGCAGCCGCGTAATCCGGCTTGGCAGCACGTAGGTCGTTATTCGGCGGCCTGTGCTGGAATACGTTGTCAACGTAGCACTCACCTCGAAATACGCCGGCTTCGTACAACCAACGGGACAGGATTCGTCCCGCTCCGCCAACGAAGGGTTTTCCCTCCCTTTCCTCTTCTGCCCCCGGTGCTTCCCCAAGTAAGAAGATTTCCGCATGGCTTGGTCCATCACCCCCTACATGACGACTGCCCCAAGTGTCCTTGCAGCCGCACTCGCTCACGGCAGCTCAACCCTCTTCCACACGATGTAACCTCCGTTCGCGTACTCCAACGACACCAGTTCCTCGTCCATCCACACCACCTTGCCGTCGCGTCCGTACGGGTCACGTACCCACAGCTCGAGCGGCATACGCTCGCCGATCGCGATCAACGTTGCGCGCGGCAACTTCTCAAAACCCTCGGGCGGTTCGACGTTGAGGAACACGTCGCATTTGTGGAAACCATCACTCTCCGCGTACAACGTGGGTGTGAGCACGAGGTCGCGGAGTATGTCACGAGGGTCGTGCCTCAACGTCCGACGAGGGAGAGGAACTCCTGCCTCGCCTCCGGTTTCGTCAACAGCACGCCCCTCATCGCGCTGGTCACCACTCTCCCTGGTGATTTTACGCCCCTCATCTGCATGCATAGGTGCATTCCCTCCACGATGCATCCCGCACCCTTCGGGGCTGGCGTGATGCCTGTCATAAGCTTGTCCGCTACCTCGTTGGTGAACGCCTCTTGCAACACGGGCTTCGTCGAACAGCCCTCGGCGATGCGCGCGAGTTTGCTTAAGCCAACAACCGCGCCGTTGGGGATGTACGCGATGTGCACGGTGAACTGAGTGGGCAAGAGGTGGTGCGGACAGAGTGTCCACATTACGTGACCGCGCATGACGACCATCTGCTCGTAGTTTTCGACGTAGACAGGCGGGAACTGCGGCTTCTTACCGAACAGCTCCTTCAGCAGGTCGAGCACGCGGTACGGTGTTTTGATGTAGTTACGATCGTTGGTATCGACCTCCAAGCCCTCAAGTATCAGCTTCACACCCTGCACGATCTTGGCGTCCTTCACACTCCCCTCCTATCGCCCCACAACCTGATATGCAGCCTATCGCTGTAACGCCAACCGCGCAAACGCGCCTGCTCCGCAACCCACGGCGCACGTGCCTCGAGTTGTTTCGGTGTACGCCCCTCGGGCATGAGGTATATGCGATCACGTGGTACACCGCGCAACGTTGTGTTGAGCAGCGTCTCGACCTCAAGCACGTCCCCCTCGTCGCGGATGACGAATTTGAAGTAGCTGTCGAGCCCCACGTATTCTCTCAGCACATCAGGCTTAATGCGACGCGTTGGTGGGTCCGCGCCGTTGTTGCTGAGCTTGGGCGAAACCACCCAGGTCGTCCACGACCAGCGGTGAGGTGGGGGCAGCGTGCCGTTGGTTTCAACCTGACACCTCTGCCACGAGGTCTGCTCCAACACGGGTACGAGTTTTTTCCACTGCAACAGCGGCTCACCGCCAGTGACGACGATGAGGTCCTCGTACTTGATGAGGCGCGCGAGCTCCGCGGCCGTCATCTTCTTCGCGTCCGCGACAACGTCGATGCGCGTCTTGTCCCACGTGTACCACGTGTCGCACCACGCGCAGTGTAGGTTGCAGAAGGCGAGGCGTATGAACAGAGCGGGCCAACCCATGAAGGGTC